TCTGATTCAAATATACGAAATCAGATGTATATGGAACAACAAAATCTAATTGAACAAGATATGGCGCCTTTTGGGTTTGTAGATGATGGTGTAAATAGTGACCCTATGAACGAAGAAACTATTGATGAATACGGAACTCGATGGTATCCTGTCGTTAGAAAAGGTCAATAACTACAATTTTGGGTTATTATAAATATCAATAACTGAAAAGTTTGACTATGGTCATAAGAAAACTTATGGATTTTGAAAAATTAAAATATAAATTAGCTAATTAAGAGGAGAATAAACCTATGGCATTTCAAGTATCACCAGGTGTTCTCGTACAGGAAAAAGATTTAAGTAGAATTATTCCTGCGGTATCAACATCAATCGGAGCCTTTGCAGGTCAATTCGCAAAAGGACCAGTTGACGAAATCGTAGCAATTTCTAGTGAGCAAGAATTAGTAGATACGTTTGGAAAACCAGACTCAAATAACTTTGAGTATTTTTTCAGCGCTGCTAACTTTCTAGCATACTCTAACGCATTAAGAGTAGTACGAGCTACCAATTCATCATTGACAAACGCAAACACAGGCGGTTCAAGTTTGTTAATTCAAAATGATGACGATTACGATAATAACTATGCATCAGGACAAGCAAACGCAATTACGTTTACAGCAAAATCTGCTGGAGCGTGGGGTAATAACCTATTAGTTGCAACTTGCCCATCAGCAAATGCATATGAACAAACACTAACCACATCTCAACAAGTAGATCAAGCCGATCTAGCAGTAGGCGACTTAACTGTAGACGTTGATTCAGATGCAACATCTTACTTAAACGTAGGTGATGTTATCGAGTTTTCAACTACAGGAGCGGGTACTGATTTTGATGACGGTGACAAATATAGAGTTACTAGTGTAGCTTCAACACAAATTGGTATCGTTCAACACCCTAGAGGTGCTGGCGGACTAAAAAGAGCTGTTGCAGATGACGCTAGAATTAAAAGAAGATGGAGATACTACGATTCAGTAGATGGCGCTCCTGGAACATCAACTTGGACTTCCACAAGAGGTGGTTCTAATGATGAAATCCATGTAGTAGTCGTTGACGAAGATGGTGGTATTTCAGGTACACCAGGAGAAGTTATTGAAACTTTTTCTAAAGTATCTAAAGCGGCTGACGCAAAAACTCCGCAAGGAGATAACAACTACTATCCAACTGTAATTAAAAATCAATCTAATTACATTTATTGGACAGACCATAATAGTTCAGGGTCAAATTGGGGTAGCAACGCAACTGGAATTACTTTCACTGCTGTTGATGTTCCAACACTTGAATCATTATCTGCGGGATCAGATGGTACTGCAGTAACAGACGGCCAATTGAAAACTGCTTACGAGAAGTTCCAAGATGCTGAAACTGTTGATGTAGGACTAATCATTGCTGGTCCAAGTGGAAGTTCAACACACATTGATAATCTTATCACAATTGCTGAAGAAAGAAAAGACTCAATCGTGTTTGCTTCTCCACAAAGAGCTGACGTAGTTAATATCACTAACTCAAATACTCAAACATCTAACGTTATTGATTTCTTTGATAACATTAGATCATCAAGTTATGTTGTATTTGACAGTGGTTACAAATATGCTTATGACAGATATGCTGACATTTACAGATTTGTTCCATTGAATGGAGATACTGCTGGTCTAGCGGCTAGAACTGATTTAGTTGCTGATGCTTGGTACTCACCTGCTGGTTTTAACAGAGGTATAGTAAGAGGCGCAGTTAAACTAGCTTACAATCCAACAAAATCACAAAGAGATCAACTATATCCTAAGAGAGTTAACCCTGTGTCAACTTTCCCAGGACAAGGTACTGTTCTTTTTGGTGACAAAACTGGATTAAGTTCACCAAGTGCTTTCGATAGAATCAACGTAAGAAGATTGTTTATCGTATTAGAAAAGGCAATATCAACTGCTTCTAAATTTCAACTTTTTGAGTTCAATGATGAATTCACAAGAGCTAACTTTAGAAACATTGTAGAACCTTTCCTAAGAGAAGTACAAGGCAGAAGAGGTATCACAGACTTTTTAGTAGTGTGTGATGAAACTAACAATACAGGCGAAGTCATTGATAGAAATGAATTTGTAGCTGAGATATTCATTAAACCAGCTAGAAGTATCAACTTTATCACACTATCGTTTGTTGCAACCAGAACTGGCGTGGCTTTTGAAGAAGTCGCTGGCGGATAATAGTAGAGAAGGAGAAATAAAAAATGGCAAATATAAATGACTTCAAAGCTAAACTTGCTGGCGGTGGCGCTAGAGCCAATCAGTTTAAGGTAACAATGCCTTTTCCTGGTTATGCCCAAGTTGGTGGCGAAATAGAAGACCTAGCCTTTCTATGTAGAGGAGCAGCAATTCCTGCGATGACGGTGGCAAATATAAATGTCAACTTCAGAGGAAGAGCTGTTAAGATTGCTGGAGATAGAGAAATTCCTAATTGGACTATCACAGTATTAAATGATACAAACTTTAAATTAAGAAATGCTTTCGAAAGATGGCAGAATGGTATCAACAATATGACAGACAACGAAGGATTAACAAATCCAGTTGACTATCAAGTTGATGCGTTTGTAGATCATTTAGATAGAAACGGTAATACGGTTAAATCATATACTTTGAGAGGAGCATTCCCATTAAGTATTAGTGAAATCGCTTTAGACTTTGATGAAAAGACTGAGATTGAAACTTTTACTGTTGAGTTTGCTTATCAACACTTTGAAAGTAACACTACAACTTAATATTAGATTAGAGGGGCTTCACGGCCCCTCTTTTTAATCCCTTATAAGTAGTAGGTAACAAGGAGATATATAATGGCAGAATTATTCGGCTTTTCAATTTCGAAGATTAAAAAACAAGCTGATCCAAAACAAGCTTTTACGACATCACAAGCTGATGACGGTACACAAACAGTCAACGCTGGTGGTCACTTTGGTTCATACTTGGATATGGAAGGTACTGCGAAAACAGAGCAGGACCTAGTTCGTAGATATAGAGAAATAGCCTTACACCCAGAATGCGATATGGCAATCGAAGATATTGTCAATGAAGCTATTGTCGCTAATGAATTGAAAGATGCAGTAAGAGTTAATGTAATTGATTTACCTTATGGAAAAGAAGTTAGAAAAAAAATAGAAGACGAATTCCAGGAAGTTTTAAGATTAATGAACTTCAATACAAAAGGCCACGACATCTTTAGAAGATGGTATGTAGATGGTCGAGTTTACTATCAAAAAGTTATTGATAGAGAAAGTCCTAAAAAAGGTATCACAGAATTAAAATATATTGATCCAAGAAAGATCAAAAAGATTAGAGAGATCAGAAAGAAAAGACCTGACACTCCAATGCCATCATCACTAAACAGTTTGGCTGTAGTTGATGAGTATGTAGAATACTTTTTATATAATGAAAGAGGTTTATCTGGTACAACTGGACAATCAGGTATAAAGATAGCACCAGATACAATAGCATTTTGCGCATCAGGTATGATAGATCAAAATAAGAATATGGTCTTATCTTATTTACATAAAGCGATTAAACCTGTTAATCAATTAAGAATGATTGAAGACTCTGCAGTAATTTATAGAATTGCTAGAGCGCCTGAAAGAAGAATATTTAAGATTGATGTAGGTAATTTACCAAAAGTAAAAGCTGAACAATACCTAAGAGATGTTATGGCAAGATATAGAAACAAACTTGTTTATGACGCAAACACAGGTGAGATCAGAGATGACAGAAATTATATGTCTATGTTAGAAGACTTTTGGTTACCAAGTAGAGAAGGTGGTCGAGGAACAGATATAACTACATTACCTGGTGGACAAAACTTAGGTGAAATATCTGACATAGAATATTTTAGAGCGAAACTATATCGTTCTCTAAATGTTCCAACAAGTAGATTAGAAGCTTCTCAAGGTTTTAATTTAGGAAGAGCTTCTGAAATTACAAGAGATGAATTAAAATTTACTAAATTTGTTCAAAGATTAAGAAAGAAGTTTACTGAACTATTCAACGATATATTAAGAACACAATTAGTGTTAAAAGGTATTATTGCTGAAGAAGATTGGTATAATATAAGAGATACTTTACAATATGACTTTTTACAAGATGGACATTTTGCCGAACTTAAAAACACTGAGTTGATGAGAGAAAGATTAGCTCTGGCAAATGAAATGAGAGATTATATTGGAAAATTCTTTTCAGTAGAATATGTTAGAAAAAACATATTAAAACAAAATGATAGAGAAATTGAGAATATGGATAAACAGATTAAGAAAGAAATTAAAGATGGTATTATCCAAGACCCAATGGGTCAAGTCACAAATAGTGATGACACAATAATATAGGAGTAGAAAATGAGTGAAGAAGTAAAAAACTTTATAGATAAAATCGCAGACGGTGATAATGCTGCTGCTGGTGATGCATTCAAAGATGCGTTAAGAGCAAAAGTAGGAGATTCGTTAGACGCACATAGACAAGAAGTTGCTGGAAATATATTCAATGGAAACGTGGAACAACCACATAGTGACCCAAAGCCAGAAGTTGCTGATCCTGGTTCTTTTAACCAAGATGGTTCTGTGTCTTCAACAACAGGTAATGACGGAGAAGCACAAATTGATCTGACACAAGGAACTGAGGATGCAGGTCAGTAGAATAGTATCAGAAAATCGTCTTATCGATTCAAAAAGTTTTAATGAGTTACCACCTCGTATGAAAGAGGCTATGAGTGATGTTTTCAAACAAATTGAAAAAGAAACTGGTAATGCCATTGAGAGATTTGAGAACGCTGTATCAAAAGTAGCGGAGTTTCATAATATCAACGTAACAGAATTTTTTGATTATGTTGACAAAGAAGTTTTAGAACAATTAGGAGAAAAATAAAATGGCACAAACATTTATTGTTAAAGGAGATATTGTTGCTAATCCATCAGGCAATACTATTGGTAGAGCTCAATTCGTAAGAATTACAGCAACTGCTGATGTTACAGGTACAATTTTGGATACAGACGATAATCAATTAGGTCAATTCTATTTAGAAAACGGTGATACCGTAATAATAGAAAAAGCACCAGGTGATAAAGTTACTTGCGCAACTTCAAACGCAAGTGCAGTAGGCTCACCAAGAAGTTAATTATGACTATATCAACTACAAAGTTGGTCGATAATAATTTTCATATTATTGTTAATTCAAATGGTATTGGAAGTGAAGAAGAACAAACTTTAGTTGATGTTGTTAATTCAAATGACGCTTCAAGTGAACCAAAAGTATCAATAGCGAATATCGCTTACGAGATACAAGGTACAGGAAACGTTACTGTGTTTTTTAAAAATGACACAGAAAAACAAGTAGTGTTATCAGGTCGTGGTAATTACGGTTTGAAACCTACTGAAGAAAAGATAAAAGATACAATAGGAGATATACTTCTATCAAGTGATTCTAATGTAACAAAATATAATGTTGTAATAGAAACACATAAAGAAACGGGATATAACTAATGGCAGATACAGTAACATCACAAACTATCGCTGACACATCAGGTGTTAAATTTGTAACTAAACTTACAAACTTTTCTGATGGTACAGGAGAAACTTTAGTTAAAAAAGTTGACGCTTCAGAACTTACTTTTATGACTGAAGATGGAAACAGAAAAATATCAAAGATATGGTATTCTATAAACACAAACAATAATAAGGCTGGAGTAGAAATTATATGGGATGGCGCAACAAATGCGAGTGCTTTATTCTTATCTGGTAATGGTTATTGGGATTTAAGAACTGCTGGAAACGAGATAGCGAACAATGCTACTACTCCTACTGGAGATATTTTACTATCAACAAAGAACTTTGTAACTGGTGATAATTACACGTTATTGATAGAGTTTAGGTAAAAAAGTTTATAAATATAAGACAAAGAGAGAGAACTATGAAATTAATTTCAGAAGAAGTCACATCAGCCGAATATCTTATAGAAGAAAAGAACGGCAAGAAAGAATACAAAATCAAAGGTGTATTCTTACAATCAAATATCAAAAATAGAAATGGAAGAGTCTATCCTAGAGAAATCCTAGTTAGAGAAGTGAACAGATATACAAAAGAATTTATCAATAAAAATAGAGCATTTGGTGAGTTAGGGCATCCTGACGGACCAACTGTTAACCTTGAAAGAGTGTGTCATATGGTAAAATCATTGACACCAGATGGTGATAATTTTATTGGTGAAGCGAAAATAATGGATACTCCATATGGTAAGATCGTTAAAGGTCTTATAGATGAGGGCGCTCAATTGGGTGTTTCAAGTCGAGGTATGGGTTCAATTATTAATAGAAACGGAATTAACTTTGTAAAAGATGACTTTTATCTTGCCACAGCGGCAGATATAGTTGCAGATCCATCGGCTCCTGACGCCTTCGTAGAGGGTATTATGGAGAGTAGAGAATGGATTTGGGACAGTGGTGTTCTTAAACAAGTTGAGATCGAATCTTGGAAAAAACAAATCCAAGAGGCAAAAAGAACTGTTTTAGAAGAAAAAAAACTAAACGTGTTCAAATCGTTTCTTACAAAACTGTAATCTTATAAATATCCAATACAAAGGAAATTTATAAACGTTTATAAAAATCAAAAGGAGATTTCTAATGGCCGAAACAGAAAAGAAAATTGAGGCGATGGAACAGGAAGCAGTAGTGGAAGCAATTAATCCACAAGCAGATGCTCCAAAAAAGAATGCTGTCGCGGCTGAACCTACTCATCTGAAAAATGATGCAGAAGATTTAGGCGCAGCTGTAGTTAAACCTACAGATAGCAATCCTGACGCCACAAAGAAAATAAGTCAAGTTTCTGGTGATCCTCAACAAAAAAGTCAAGGTAGTGCTGACGCAACACCAAAACTTAAAGAGGAAGACGAAACTGAGGCAGATAAGAAGAAATCAGAAGTTAAAGAAGGTGAGATGCCAAAAGCAGCTCTAGACGCTCTTAAAAAATCGCAAGATAAAAAAGAGATGTCACATGATGACGAAAAGAAAAAAGATATGAAAGAAGAATCTGAAGAAGATTTAATTGACGTATCTGCAGACGTTGAAGCTTTAACTAAAGATGAAGACTTATCTGAAGATTTCAAATCGAAGGCAGCGACAATCTTTGAAGCAGCAGTTAAATCAAAAATTAACGATGCTAAAAAGAAAATGCACGCTTCTTACGAGGAGAAGTTAAAAGAAGAAGTTGAAACTACGAAATCAGAGTTAGTAGAAAAAGTTGACTCGTATCTAAACTACATTGTAGAAGAATGGATGCAAGAAAACAAACTAGCTATTGAGCGTGGTATCAAAGGTGAAATTGCTGAGGACTTTATTAGCGGTCTTAAAAAATTATTTGAAGACCACTACATTGATGTTCCAGATGAAAAATATGATGTACTAGAAGATCAAGCTTCTAAAATCGAAGACCTTGAGAAAAAACTTAACGAACAAATCGAAAAGAATGTTGAACAGAACAAAGTAGTAGGCGAATTAAAAAGACAGGACATCATTGATGAAGCGTCTAAAGATTTAGCTGACACTGCAAAAGAGAAGTTTAACAAACTTGCTGAAGAAGTTGAGTTTTCAAATGAGGGTGATTTTAAAACTAAAGTATCTACTATTAAAGAAAGTTACTTTGGTGCGAAGAAAGAATCTTCAAATGATATAGATGATGTAGCGGTAGCAGGTGGATCTGACCAGATTGATCCGGCAGATTTATCGAATAGTATGGCTGCTTATACCGCCGCTATAAGTAAAACAAAAGACATTAAAATTGTCAAGTAAATATAGAGGGAGAAAAGTATAATGTACTTATCTGAAACTTACGAAAAAAAATGGCAGCCAGTCCTAGAGCATTCTGAATTACCAAAAATTCAGGATTCTTACAGACGTGCCGTTACTGCTACTATCTTGGAAAACCAAGAAAGAGCATCAAAAGAAGACGCTGCATTCTTATCAGAAGCTGCGCCTGCTAACGCAACTGGTTCTTCAGTAGCGAATTGGGATCCAATCCTTATTTCACTAGTTAGAAGAGCAATGCCTAATCTTATCGCTTACGATATCGCTGGTGTACAACCAATGACTGGTCCAACTGGACTTATCTTCGCAATGAGAAGCAGATATACAAGTCAAACTGGTGCTGAAGCATTCTTTGATGAAGCTGACACTGAATTTTCAAGCAGAAACGCTGCTGGTGATTCAACTGCTGGCCAAACTCCAGATGCTGCTCAAGCCGGTTCAAACCCAAGTGTTCTAAATGACTCGCCAGTTGGTGCATACAACAAGTTCGAAGGTATGACAACAGGAACTGCTGAGGCATTAGGAGACGCTTCTGGTAATCAGTTCGCTGAAATGGCTTTCTCAATTGAGAAATCTACAGTAACTGCTAGATCAAGAGCTCTTAAAGCTGAATACACTATGGAACTTGCTCAAGACTTAAAAGCAATCCACGGTTTAGATGCTGAGACAGAACTTGCAAACATTCTATCTGCTGAGATCCTTGCGGAAATCAACAGAGAAGTTGTAAGAACTATCTACATCAACGCTGAAAAAGGTGCATCTGCTAACACAGGTACAATCAACACAACTACTGAGGGTGTATTTGATTTAGATACAGACTCAAACGGTAGATGGTCTGTTGAGAGATTCAAAGGCTTAATGTTCCAATTGGAAAGAGAAGCTAATGCAATCGCTCAAAGAACGAGAAGAGGAAAAGGTAATATCATTATCTGTTCTTCTGATGTTGCTAGTGCATTACAAATGGCTGGTGTTTTAGATTACACACCTGCACTTAACAATAATCTAAACGTTGACGATACTGGTAATACTTTTGCTGGTGTATTAAATGGTAGATTTAAAGTGTACATTGATCCATATAGTGCAAACCAAGCTGCTGCTCAATACTTCATAGTAGGTTACAAAGGTACTTCACCTTATGACGCTGGTATGTTCTATTGTCCATATGTACCACTACAAATGGTAAGAGCAGTTGGCCAAGACACGTTCCAACCAAAAATTGGTTTCAAAACTAGATATGGTCTAGTTGCAAACCCATTCGCAGAAACAGGTGCCGCTTCAGGTGCAGTAACTGCAGTGAACGATGCTGGTAACGCTAACTCAAACAGATACTACAGAAGAGTCAAAGTTGCAAACTTAATGTAAGCAACCACTCACTGAGTAATTTAAGAGAGGCGCTTCGGCGCCTCTTTTTTTGCCTTTTTTATAAGAAACTTAATTTTGGTTGTATAAATAATTATATGAAAACAACACATACACATCATATCATACCAAAACATATGGGTGGTACTGATGATAAAAAAAATTTGATTGAACTAACACCTAAACAACATGCGCTGGCTCATAAAAAGTTATATGAGAAACACGGTAAATGGGAAGATAAAATAGCATATCAAATGTTATCTGGACAAATAACTCGATATGCGGCACAACAACAAGTTAGAAGATTAGCGAATTTAGGCAATAAAAACGCTTTAGGTATGAAACATACTAAAGAAGGATTAAAAAAAATAGGAGAATATAATATGGTAGCAAAACTTGGAAACACATATAGATTAGGTAAAACACACACAACTAAAAGTAAAAAACAAATATCAAATAAATTAAAAGGCAATTCAAACAAACTTGGTAAAACTGGCTACAAGCTATCTGAAGAAACAAAAAAGAAGATGTCAGCGTCACGTATGGGTGATAATAATCCAGCGAAAAGAAAAGACGTTAGAGAGAAATTAAGACTCGCTGC